AGGTTCCCGCACCATCTCCGGTCGCCATCTCATTTAAACGAAGGTCGTTTACATATGTACTAGCCATCTTATGCTACCTCTTCCCAATTCGGTGTTTGACTGTTACTAACAGCCGCCCAATTTTCTGTTTGACTATCGTTGATAGATGCCCAGTTTGCTGTTTGACTTGTGTCCACAAGACCCCAAACAACCTCTTCACCAGTCTTTCCAGTACCAACAACGCCAGTAACGCTAACGTCTGCATTGGCAGACGCGGAAACTGTACCAACCGAAGCCGTGGCTGCGGATAGTGTAACCGGAAGGTTATTGTTTGTAACAAGCGAAATGCTACCAAGCGTACCCGTTCCTGCAACGCCTGTAGTTGTGACATTAGCTTCTGCAACAACGGAGACTGATCCGACCGCTGACGTTCCCGCCAAGCCTGTGACATCGACATCTGCTGCCGCCGCAACCGTAACGGAACCAACAGCACTAGTTCCTGCAACGCCGGTAACTGTGACAGGGTTAATGTCCTCATTCCACGCATTTTGGCCCCAAGTACCTCTGCCCCATCCATTAATGATTGCCACACGTTATGTCCTATGCGATACGAATAATCGCGTTAGATGCATCAGCCGCAGGAAATTGCACAGTAAAGTCACCACTTGTTGATGTCTTATCTTCCCCAAAATCTAATGAACAAACCGCTCTGTTAGCTGATCCTGCTGTCGTAGAGGAGTTATAAATTAATGCGCCTCTCGCCGTTAATGATGCCGTAGACCAGGTGGTGTCTGCAAAGTCTGTGAGTGCTGTAGTTCCTGATGTGCTTGGATCTACATTAGTCAGCGTGTTACCACCTGCTGTGTAATTAGTGCCAGTTGCTGAGACTTCATTAGTTGTTGCATACGCTGTAGTTGATGCAGCTAAAGTCGCGCTACTGGTATACAAAGCAATCTTAAACGTATTTCCTGTTCCTGTAGTAGTCGTAGTGCCGCCACCAGAACCATTATGGAAATTATGAATCCCCTGGAGCAACTCAGATTTAAATGAGGTTGCCATCGCCGTTGTGATCGCCATTATAGTCTCCTTAATATGTCAGCAATTTCTGGATGACCTTGCTGAATAAACTCATTGTGAAGCGTTGTTCTGTCGCTTTTTATTGCTTGTTTAATAATACCTAAAACAACATGATAAATGCGATTTTTAAATGCTTCTGCTTGTTGTCTGACCACAGGGTCTACTGAAGAAGACACGCTGACTATTTGCTCTACAGCACGTTCAGCGAGCTCTTCTGGAGCCAGTCCTCTATTTTTAGTTGTTTTTACAACAACATCCCCTATGTTTGATTCGACTGCTAATTTAAACATTATTGAACCGCGCCTCTAATATCATCTCTGTATTCATCTCTTACGCCATAACCTTCACCAAATCTAGCCAATGCGCCAACCGCTTCTTTAAATCTTTGTTCGTATTGCGCTGACTCTTCTTGAACCTTTAAAAAAGTAGAAGCTTCTACCAATGATCCATAAAGCAAAGCGTCTGGTGCATTATCAGACAGCCAGGTTGTCCCGCTTTCTGCCCCAACTGTTAATGATGCAGGACGGAATTTATAATGCAATTCAAACGTATAGTCTGCGTCTGGGGTAGGCCCAAGCAAAAAGGTAGTATCGTCAAACAAAGCATAATACTTGGGTAATCCAGTGGTTGACGAATTAGGTGTGTAGTCTCTAATAAAAGAGACATGCTTTAATAAAAGATAACTGTAAACACTGCTAGATATAACAGCCAAACTATAAGGCGCTAGAAAATCACTAGGGCTTTCAAGATAAGTATTACCAGTTGATGCGCTTCCTGTGACGTTTTTCCTGAACACAGGCATGTCTACGTTTTTTAATATTCTTTCTTCAGCTTCTTTAATAAAGACTGGTAAGTTTGCATCAAATGTTGTTTCTGATGTTTCGCAATAATTTTGTATTGCAGTTTTTAAAGTTGCGTAAGTAAAACTCATGTGGTTCCCACCGTTACTGTACCAATTTCACCAGTCCCTTTTATACCAACAAACTCAGACCCAATCGAATCGCCAGTTGAGGTGATCATTGCATTGGGATCTATTGTTCTTACCACCCCAGTCCCTGCTGTAAAATTAGCAGAAGGTCTTGGGTTCCTTAATGCTTCAGCATCAGCAACATGAGGAACTGGTTCAAGCTGCGGTGCTTTAGGTTCGTAACACTCAGAACAAACAAAAAACCCAGTCCATTCTTTTTTTAATGCAGTGTATTTATATCTAATCCCGCATCGATCACATATGGCAAGCGAGTGTTTGCCTGAAGCATAAGCCATTATGCTATCCTAGATCTAAGACCAGGCGAGATTGTAAGTGATGCTCTGCTTTGATCCTGATCTGCGGCTCTAGCAAATTCTTCTTCATAAAAACCTTTAAGCATAGTGACTCTATCTGGAGCTTTCTTTAACGCAATGTAATAAGAAAGTCCAGCAGCCAAGCAAGGGTAGAAACGAAACGGCATGTCTAAAGTATTTACACCAGCATCTCCGTCTTCAATTCTGACAAGACGATTAATGATTAATTGATCTGTCGAATTTTCAGAAGCTGGCCAGATGTAAAGTCTAGGCGTTATTTGTTTATCGAGGAACCATTGGGTTGGTCTGGCTTCAGTATCTTTACTTGGAATATTCCAATACTCCGATCGACCAACCTGGTTCATTTGTATATCAGTCGTTTGTCCACCATCAGTCCTTCTTACTAGGACATCTAATACATCGATTGTTGACGTTGACAGATCAATATGCTGATCTGATTTAGACAAGGTTGTTGCTGTATTAGAGATGGTCCACTGGTTTAATCCTCTATTAGCCCAGTCAGCAAACAAAAGATTAAGAGATCTCCTAGCAGTTACGCCATCATATCCAGTGCGGTATTCAAGACCACATCGTTCAAATGCTTCTTCAATATATTCCGCAACATCTGGTTCAAAATCTCTACTTCCAGAAGTAGCCATTACGCATGAAATACCGTTAAGGTTAAAAAGGTTGAAGCTGTGTATTGAATGTATATTCCAGACACAAACAACACGCCATTCTCAGGTATAACAACATCCCTGGTAGCGGTAGCAGAAGCAACAGAACTGATCTTCATCAAGCTAGTTCCAGTAGGAGATGTGGTTAAAAAATCAACATTCCCAGCAGTAGCTGTGCTTGTCAGAAAAGCTCCTTTCATTCTGGATCTGCCTGCAAAAACAACATCTGCCACTGAAGCATTAACTCCAGCAGACACATTGCCAGCAGGGTTACCAACAGCAGTTATAGACGTTATTGTTTTAAAATAACTACTTCCTGTTGCTGTTCCAGCATTAGCCCCTGTAATAGATTCTGTTTGCGCATTACTATTTACATCCGTACCAACTACCGTGAATGATTTAGCAGAATCATCACCAGCAGAAAGAATAGTAACTATTCTTCCCGCGTCAAAAGTGCAAGACCCACCGGAAGCTAACGCACCACCTATTGTAAGTGCTGCGTTATTACCAACTGCGGCTGCTGTAGATATTCCATCAGCATCTAAAGCTTGCGTATCTGCGGTCATAGTGACCGCAATTACATCAGACATCGCCATGTGGTTCTCCCAAAATCAGATGTTTAACTTAATCAATGAATAATCAGTTGTTACATCCACAAGCATTACCGTTCCTACAATGTCTAAAGTGGATCCAGAAGACGGCTCAACTGCACCTGCCGTTGTATCGGAGCGCATAACATTGTGTCCTAGAACTACTGTTCCTTCAGTCAATACTGCTGATGGCCCATAAGTCTGGAACCATCCATAAGCATCTGCGGCCATGTCTACAATCGGAACACCCATCACTGCGCCTGTTTCAGCAGCAGGAGCAACAACAAGACCAGACCAAAGATCTTTCACAAGAGAGACTTTAGATGATGTTGTAATAGCAGTTGCTAGAGCATCGTGAGTTGTTATGACAACAGATGGATCTGCACTGTGATCATGAGCAGGGTTGGATGCAATTTTCATTATCTGACCTTCGCCAGCTGCATCATTTACATACAAAAACCCACCAGCATATTCATTTAACGTAAGGTCAGTACCCGCTGTTTCTACAGAAATAGCGTATTCACCAGCAGCAACGCCAGCAGTAGGCGCTAAGTCCTGGTGATCTGCTTTGGTAGCCACATAGTTCTGTACAAGCTTACCTGCTGTTAAAGCAACTCCACCGTTCTTTCCATACCTAAAGATCCTTTCACCGTAGTAAAGAGGAGTTCCTAATGGAATGTCATTACCAAGCGGGTCTGTTATAGACGTTGTTCCGCTGGTGTACGGGTTGATGATGTGGTCAGGGTTTGATCCCTTACCAAAAATAACATCAGTAGGGGCTGCGCCAAGCACAGTGCTTGAACCAGTAACTGCACCAAGAGCATAAACCCCACCTTCTCTAGTACCGTAGGTGGTTTCTGTTCCAGTTGAATCAGTTCTGTAAGTTGTGTATCCGTTTTTTGACCGAACAATTCCGGTAAATGAAGTAGATGCCATGTCTTTTTTCTCCAGAAAAAATGATCCTATCGTCTTTGGCTTTGTCTGCTAGGGCAGTCGATAGGAAAAATATGTACCTAGTAAAAAGATCTTATATTAACGACTATAAAAAAGAAAGGGGCCGATTGGCCCCTTGTCTACTGTTTCATGTGAAACAATTACGCTCCTTGAGAACCA